CTTATCACCGCGAAGGTGATCCCCGCAATGGCGAGCGCCGCCAAGATGGAGAATACCGCCCAACCGATGTTCTCGTTGCGCTGGCGGCTTTCCAATTCATCCAGCTTTGGGTCGATAGCCTTCAGCAGTCCCTCCAAGGAAACGTCATTGCCGGGACTGGCCACAGTTTCCAAGGCGTGAAGGCGCTCATCGACCTTGGACAGCTTCTCCCCGATCTGGGCCTCGGTCAGGGCAATGATAGCCCCTTCCACCTTCCGATCCAGGCTCGCGATTGCCTGGTCCTCCTGGACCTTCCGCTCCATCATGAGGCCCAAAAGCCCCTTGAGCGTCAGCTTCTTGCCCTTATCCATGAGCAGACCCCTTCATTTGTTGTAAAGGATCCCCAAAACGAAGAACATCGCCGCTCCGAACGCGAACGTCGCGATCACAACCAATTGAATATCCGTCATCGCGATTCCTTTTTCTTGTCGATGTAACCGGAGAGCCAAATCCCCGCAGCATGCTCAAGACCAGGAAGATAAGGACAATCTTCGGCATTCATCCCTTGCGTGGCGGCTTCTTGGCCTTCCAGATACAGCCTGGTTTTCTGGGCGTTCCCGTACCATACTATTCCTGCTATTCCTGGAAAGATCAAAGCTAAAAACAGTGTCAAACCTAAAATAATCAACCGGTCCTTTGCCGTTCGCATTTTCAATTCTCCTCTTGCTCTTCGAGCAGGCACAAAAAGCATGGGCATCTGCCCGGATGCCGGTCGGTGAACACGGCGTCATAGATCACGCCGGCCGAAAGATATACCGCAGCAAAAACTTCCTTGATGGCTACCATGCCAGCACCTACCGTGAGATACCCACCGCCAAGCATCTGCACTGACAACGGTTGCCAGGCGATAGCTTATGGTCCCCAGGATAATCCGCCCGCTCCCCACCCACCCAGAACTTGTCGTGGACCGATACTGTCTGGTAGTTGGCCTCCTTGTGGGCCGGCCGTACCCTACCGTCAATGTTCCCGGTCCCGTGCAGGCACCGCCATTGCTTCTGGTCCACCAACCCCAACTCGCCCAGCGCCTCGATGGCCATCTGTCCGCCCAGCCCCATGCCCCCCTGACTTTCGGTCGCCGCGATGCCCTTGGCACGGCTGGCGTTGCTGGCCTTGTCGAAAACTTCCTCCTTGACCTTCTGGGCGATCTCGACCTCCCTCGGCAGGTCGGGAACCTTCCTCGCCCTGCCCCCCACGACGTCTTCGATCACCTTTTTGACCTTCTTCTTGATCGTGTCGATGATCTTCTTCGGCTCTAGCTCGTCGGCGATGTCGCTTACTTTCTGGATCACGGCGTTGATGATCTTGCCGGGCAATCCCTTCAGGGCGCTCCAAAACCCCTTCCTGACGTAGCCGAACAGCCCCTTGGCTGATTCCCTGGGCTGGTGCATCTCCCATTCTATCGCGGCGGACACCAGGGCCGCCTGCTCGTAATGCGTTTGAAGGATGCCCCCCAATTCCTTCTCCCATTTCTTGCCGATCACCTTGTCGATGTTGATCGAGCCTTTCTGCTCAAGGAGACGCTTTTCCGCCTCCTTGCCCATCCTATGAAACATCTGCGAAAGGCTCAGGAAAAACCTGGCCTCCACTTTGGCCTGCTCCCGTTGCAGGATCTTGAGGTGCCTGGATACGCCAATCAACTTCTGCCAGGTTTTCTTGGGCACACCACACCCCCGTGAATGTGAACTCAGTCGCTTGCAAAAGGCCGGATTCCGACTCCTCGAACATCAACCGCTTCTTCTTTTTCCTTTTCGGCCTTTTGCCGCACGCCCTATCCACGAGGTTCTTGATATCTTCCAAGGGATCTGGCTCATGGCCAAAAGACACTTCCCAACTAACAATCTTAACAAGATTGCCGTTGATGCAAACCCTTCCAGCCTTGCCTGAAATCGGAGTGGTCATTTCGCCTTGTCCTTGAGCAGCTTCTTTTGCAGCTCGATCTGGGCTTCCTGGTTGGATTGATGGACCGCCCCATACCAATTCAGTATCTGCGTCTGCTCCTTGATCGCTTCGGAAAGATCCTTAGCGGCCTTGTTGCCGTGCTCGCGGGACTTCTCGGCCTCCCTATGAGCGCATTCCCTCTCGTACCGGAGGTCTTCGGCAAACTGCCTGTTCATGGACGGCAGTTGAACAGTCAGGAGCCAAATGAACGAGCCGGCGATGATGCCAGCAATGCCCAGGTTGGCGAACGTCTTCCACGGGCCGGCAAGGCCGATGAACTTATCAGCGGGTGTTTCCTTATCATCTGCCATGATGGTCCTTAGTTAAATGCCCCGCAATCCATCTTCGGCAAGTGGCTTCATTGTACAATGGGCTTGTCGTTGATCGACAATCGCGTGGCGATCCTCAAAACGGCATCGTAACCAAATGGACCAATAAACTGGGGGGCTTCCGCAAGGGGAACATCCTGCGACCCGTCATCCCAAATCCTCGGCTTGTTCCGTCGTTCAATGCATGTTAGCTTATTGTGCAACAGCTTTCCATAGTAATCGTATTCCATTAGTACCCCCACCCGTTGATATTGATCTTGAACTGCGCGTTGGTGATATTGGCCGTCCAATATATCGTTTGAGCGGTTATCAGAGGAACGTGCTTGAATATGCTCCCAGCCGTGAAGCTGTCAAAGGCGTTGCCTCCGACGCCGACGCATACCGAATCCTGCATACCTGTTCCGGCGGAATCCCCGCATACCCCCATCATCGCCTCGCCGCTACTTACCGAGTTGCCCATATTACCGCTGACGCTGACTGCCGTGAGCGGCACTATCGTGCTAAGCGACTTTGATTCCAATGTATTAGCAACCGACGGCCCGGTAGCGGTGAATAGCACAATTTCCGGTATCCAAACCTCATTGTCGATCTGATAAATTTTTCCTAAATGGCTGCTGCCGTCCGAATACTGAGCGCCGATGAGGCAGTAGAACGTAAACCCGCTAGGCAGCGTCGGGATGATCTTGCTTGTCGAATAGACGAATAGTAGCGTATTCGTCGTAGGCCCATTGTAGATCGCCCATAGGTAATACCAGGTGGACGCCGCCACGCTGCCGGTGTCCAAGCCGCCATTGGTCGTCGTGGCGCTGACCGTTATATCTATGGTAACGCCGGAGCTGCTGCGAGCCCGTATCGGATTGGTGCCGTCCTCCAAAATGATGTCGTAATTTGACCCTTTGGGGCCTATCGCGAAATCCGTCTTGGTATTGGGGGTGGCTGCATTGGAGGATATCTTCAGGTTATTTGTCTTATGGGGTAAACCAGGGCCGGCGCGCCAAAGCGGGTTAGCGCTTGCCCCGGCGGTCCCCAAAAATTGCCCATTTGTCCCAGCCCCCAACCTTGTCCAAGTAGACGCTCCGCGAATTAAAATATCGCCCTGCGCTGCTGATCCCACAAAATCTAGGACATCACTTAGAGCGCATTCTTCGGTAACTCCAGCACTGGCCGTCTTCCGCCCCAAAATCTTCGATGTGGCCGATATATTCTGCATCTTGGCGTATGTGACGGCCCCGTTAGCGATATCCGCCGTATCGACGGTGCTGTCGAGAATTTGCGTCCCTTTTACTTGTGTTGCCGCCATTGCCTATCCTCAGCTCGCGATGTAAGTGCATCGAAGCTTGTCGCCGCTCACCGGGGCCGACAGCATCGTGATGTTCTGCCCGCTAATGGTATAGTCATTCCCCGATCCCGAATCCTGGAGAATCCCATTCAAATATAGCTGCTCCGTGCCCGCTATCAAGGCGTTGGCCAAGGTAAAGGCGGTATTGCTGCCATTAATGGTCCCGCTCGGAGTCTCTCGAACGGTGTACTTGACGCTGGTTAATATCGTCGTCGAGCTATTAGGCAGCGTGAATGTCTTTTCAGACGAGGCGGGGCCTGAAAACTTGGTGAAGCCGTTGGCCGTGCCGCCGTTGGCCGATCCCAAGATGCCGGTGATCGTCGAAGTGCCTAAAGCTACGGTGAATCCGGCCCCCGTAGCGCCGCCAGTGAGCGTCCCGACCGTGACGATGCTCGACTGCCCCGCATAGGTGGACTTGATCGAAAACTGCGTCCCCGTCAGATGCAGGGTCGTCTCATCCGCTGTATAGCCGGTCCCGGCGTTCAGCTGCGTAAACGTGACGGCGTCGGTTCCGACAGTAAATGTCGCGTGGAAATCCGCCAGCCATACACTATTTTTATTAGCCGTTCCTTCATTATCTACCGGAATGAACGCCCCGGAGAATTCGACGGCGTCATCCATCTCCACGTGACGGGTGAATATATAGGGATGCGAAGCGTCGGGGATTTGCGTTGCGGTATAGAGGCCGTTGTTTGCCGCCGTCGCCTCCCCGCCTATCAACAGGTTATCGCCAACGACGTAAGTAACCCCATCTATGGTTAGTTGCGTATTGTTGGCATTGCCGGTCAACGTGGCTCCGACGCCAGAAGCGCCGTTATTGTAGGTATTGGCAGCCAGCGCCGTGAACAGCGCCGCCCTCGCTGTGGGCTTTTGAGACAATCCCTGGACCGTGTTGTCCACATAATTCTTGTTGGCGGCGTCTGTCCCAGATACCGGAGACGCCACGTTAGTCGCCTTATTGCCGCCAAACGACTGGTCGCCAGAGAAAGCGTTCGTGCCGGCGGCGATGATGACAGAGGAATTCACCTGGCCAGACGTGACGGTATTGGCCTGGATCTGACTGCCGCCGTTGATCTGGGTAGTCGCCATGTTGTGACGTCCTTAGTAGGTGTACGCCGCCATGATCACGTCCGCCCCGCTGGGGGCCGTAACGAAATTCACCGTAGTCCCGGAAAGCGCATAATCGCCCCCCTGGGCCTGCCCCAGCCCGTTAAGCATGACCAGGATGGCGTTGGCTTTCGTCGGGGCCTTGGACAAGGTAAAGACGGTATTGACCCCGTTCACTAGCCCGGCAGGGATTTCCGTAATGAATGTCCCACCCCGCTTGATGATCTCGCCGGCCAGATCGGTGATGCGTATGTTGCCGACCGCTTCCGAGGTCGGCCCGTACCCGACTGCGACGACATCGCTGTCGGTAAGCTTCGTCACCACCGGGTAATCGCTGAACAGCCTCGCCATAGCTCATGCCATCTCCACCAATAAAGTCTCCTCATCCATCCGCTGCCGCCATTGCTCCTCGGTTTCCTCAACCAGGGCCAATCCGGCCGGGGTCATGACCCACCGCCGCCTACGCCTGAATACTGGCAGGAATGCCCGCTTGACCTTCTCCCAGCCCCCGCCCCCGCCCGTGCCGGATGCGACTGGCTGCGATCCCACATCCAACCCGTCAAGGAGGATCCCGCCGCCTTCGTCGAGCAGATCGGCGTAGGATTGGTCGAGGAGCTTCATCATTCCTCCTCAATCGACTCTATGTTCCCTTCCATATCCCGTTTGACGATTTTCTTCCTTGCCTTGGCTTCTGGCACCTTCAAGGTGATATTCGGTTCCAGCGTGATCTTCGGGGATTCGATCTTAATAGTTGGCGGGCTTGCGGAGACATTGACGATGGGGACTTCTTGCTTGGGGACGTTCACGTTGACCGTCGGGGATGCTTGCCTGGGAACCTGGACGTTGACAACAGGCGCGTCTTGCTTGGGAACCTGGACATTGATCGTTGGCGGGGCCTGTGGGGCCGACTGAACCGTTACCTGGGCCGGGGAAGACTGCACATTGACCGTCGGGGGCATCTGCTGGGGCACGTTCACGTTGATCGTGGGGGCGTCCTGCTTGGGCACGTTCACGGTCACCTGGGCGGGTCTAACATTCACCTCCGGGGCGGTGACGACGATGCGGGGGGCCGGCGTTGTGACGTTCACTATCGGCTGGGGCACATCCACGTTGATGATCGGGGACAAGGTAATGGATTGCTGGGCCTGAGATTCCCGCTTGGCGGCGTGTGCTTTTTCGAGAACCGCCGCGTGGCCATTGCTGAAATGCTTGCCCAATCGCCCGTTCATGTCCGACCCGTGCGTATCGGATTCCTCGCGGTGGCCGATAGCCGGCAATGTCCCGTGCGGCGTCTTCGGCGTCCTCTCCTCGTGGAGGCTCTCCCGCTCCCCGCTCAGCAGGTTCCCCATCAGGCCGCCGCCCCCCATCATGCCTGGGACCATGCCCATCTTCTTCTGAAGCTCCATCATCTTCTTGGCCCGGTAGATGGCCGGGGACAATTCGCCGTCCTCGACTGGCTCGCGGCCCCTGAGCTCGCAAATCTGGTTAACCGTGATGGCGTCGGCCCCGATATCCACCTCAAGGTCGGAGTTCAATTGGGCGGCGTCAGCCGGCGAGCAATCGTCATACCATACGACGATGTCCGGCCACCATTTGCCAAACCACTTTGTATATGCCTGGCCCCGCATCTCAAGCGTGGGGTTCAAAGCATATTGAGCGAATTGGACCAGGGCAGCCTCGGAAGTGTTCCGCTGCACGTCCTGGGCGATGCCCACGACGAACTTGGGCACGCCGAATAGGGCCAGGATGCAGTCCCTCAATTGATCTGCCGATTGAATGTAGTCCATTTCCCTGGGATTGATCATCATCGGCACGACCTTCATGCCTGGCGGCATAATGATCGGTTTACCAGCCCTACGCTCCCCCTGGTAGCGGGATACCCATTTCTGCTCGACGCGGGAGATGTCCTCGTCGGACGGGTCGAAGAATTCCGGCCCCAACTCGATGGCGATGGACGGGAAAGAGCCTTGCTTCATCGTATGCCAGCGGGCCTGGTCGACGGATTCCGACGAGTCGATCCAGCGGGATCCGGCGTCCTCCGGGCTATAGCCGTCAATCTTCGATATGGGGGACTTGGCCGGGATATGGAGGACTTCCTCGGCCGGGAAGACCAATCGCTTGTAGCCGCCCTCGACCGGCCGAATCTCGTACTCGTCGATGATGTTCTCAGTCCCGACGACCGGCCAGACCCAATGGGAAGGGAGCACCCACATCTCCGCGCACGGTCCCAGCCCGTTCGGGGGCATCCAGATGTACTCGTTGCCGGTAGCGCACCCCATCAGCTCCTGCTCGTAGGCGAATTGATAATGGGTGTCGATCTTGTTCGGGTTGAGGAACTTCTCGGTGATAGGATGGTAGGAAGGGGCTGGCTCCAGGACCTCGTCCTGGGCCATCGTCGGCAATCCCTTGCATACCCTGCCCAGGTACTTGAGCCTTTCCTGGTGGATGATCTGCTTGCGGTAAGGCCCGTCGATATGCCACTTGCGGCGGGTTTCCGAGTATGCCTTCTGGCGGTAGGAGACGTTGGCGACCTGCTGGGCGATGACCTTGCAGCGGGCCTGGGCAGCGACGAAAACCCAATGGCGTATGTGGCGTACCAGTTCCGCCCTGTTCGCGGTCCAAGCCCCTGTCAATTGGCCTAATGATGGGCCGCGTGACAGCAAATCGGCGAGGACGCGGGCGGCGTTCCACCGCTTCTCGGAGGATGGCTCCCCCTGGATGGCCGTATGGCGCTGTTTCAGCAATCCTTGAAGCATCGCTGGTCCCTGCGAAAAGGGCGGGATCCTGACGCGATACCTAGTTTACAGTAGCGGGATGGATAAGTAAAGGTAGAATTCCAGGCTTTGGCCAACCCCTCGATTCTTCTTTGTCCATTAGGTGGGCAAAACGCAATTCGCCATTATTTGACAGCTTCCCGCCCCTACAAAGAAAGGCGTGACTTACCCACCGTTCAGGTCGCGTGGCGTAGCCCGCGACTGGATTGTTTTTCTTTATTGTTCTTCTGAATATGTTGTTCTTTATATATAGGGTATCCAACTTTGGTATACCCTAGGGTATCCAGAAACTAGCTACCCTAAGGGTATCCAACTTTGGTATACCCTAGGGTATCCAGAAACTAGCTACCCTGAAAATCATCTTTTCCTGTTTTTGGGGATTTCAACAGCCTGATCGCTTTCAGGATCTCCTCATCGGGCAGGTTCGCCATCTCGTACACCTTTTCCACGGCAAGGTACAGCTTTTTGCTTCTGATTTTGATCCACCGCTTTGCTGGCTGCCCCTGCCATTTGGTTGCGATGAAACCCCGGCTAATGAGCGATGCGAAAAGCCGTTGTTGCTTCCTCAATGGGATAAAGAGATCTCGTAGGATCCTGCTTTTCTTGCAATAGAACCAGTGGTCGTGTCTTTCAGCTGCCCGGCATCCCCTCGCGTGGCTTATCAAATAGGACAGAAGAATGGCCTCGGTGTCGGACATGATACACAGGAACTGCTTAGGAAACTGAAACCAGTTCCCGGAATTGAACATTTCCCGGATCATGCCGTCTTTCCTTGGGTCGTATGCTTCGGAATGGTTGTTTGAATAGGGGTTCTTCTTTTGGCATCCGTTGCTTTCAGACATGGCGTCCCGCCAAATAAAAACCGTTAGTCGGTCTCCTGCCGGAAATGTGATTGCTCGCAGCGACGCCAAGCCAATGCACAAACAGGAGACCGCTAACGGCCAGTAGTATTATAGCGAATTGCCATTGCCGCTGTAAACTTTTGGGGACGCTCTTTCCGGGAGGCATTCCCCAATGAAAAGTATAAACAAGGTGCTTAGGATCTGTAAAGGGGAATTTTGGCTAATACATCACATCCACGCCATTTTTGCTTACTGTTTCGCTGACCGGGCTGTCGATATGAACCCTTTTCACCTTCACGCCGAAGAATTCCTCCACGGCCTCGACGGCATCCCCGGTCGTCCGCCAACGGCCCATATGCCTGGCTCCGACGATAAAATCGCAATCTCCGTCCCGCTCCAATTGGGCGTTCGGCCTATGGTCGGAAAACCGTACCTTGAACGCCTTGCCGTTCTCCTTGCGACGTATCCATATGTATTTGGATCGGGTGGTCTTGGCTTCGTACAGATGGAGCTGGAATAGGGGGAAAAGTAATTCGCAGAAATGGATCCACCTGGGCTTCTGATAGCCGTTTTCCAAGGCCCATTCGGCCCGCTCGACTAGGAGCATCACCGTGACCTTGCCGTCGTGCTTCCAATGGCCCCGTTTTTTCTTCTTTCCCATACGCCACACCCTACCTTAATAGCCCCAGGATCGCCCCTGCGGGGCCTGGAAAGGGGAAATTAGGGATGGTAGCGGTCATTTAGTCCAAACGGCGTATAGGCGATCTTAGGCGTTCCTTACCTTTCCTTAATCTTTGCACGCCGACACGACCAATTCACGAATGTCATCCAATGGATCCTCGATCAGATGGTCATAGAATCCTTGTTTTGAAATGGATCCTGCGTACCTCAGCGAATCGAAGCGGTCATCAAAGTACTTCACCTTAACGTAATTCTCGGTAAGATCTTCCACGATGACCCGAACGGTCTTGATATCCTTATCCCTCGGCCCCCAACCAACGCAATTCAGGGTGTACTCCCTGCCCACGACGATATTCATGGCTGCTTCCCCTTCCTATTGCCGCCAAATTGGATTATCAGCAGGATGGGCACAACGATCAGCGCCAATGGCCAGAGGCAAGGCGTAAGCAGGAAGACGACAATGGCAGCCGTCAGCAGGGAAGCGTTGAGCTCCTGCCGGGACGCCGGGTCGTTGGAGATATGGATAGCCATAGATGCACTAAGGTAAAATCGCAGGCAATCTCCAATTTCGGTGGCATTCTGTCAATCGCCCGCAGATCCAAAAAAGATTGGGGGCATTAAGCTACACGGTCACAACGGATAGATCGCCTTCCAATCTCTATTATCGCCCGGCATCCTTTTTCTCGGTTTCAATGGCACTATCGCCCATGAATAGGAAGGGGCAAGGCTCTATACGTTTGCAGTCTTTTACTCGTCCCATCCAAGGAAAATACTGGCGTTTGTGGCATTCGGTATCATCGCAGCATTCACCAGTATCGGACATCCATCCGCTCGGTATCAAATAGATCGTCGTCTTCCCATTGAAATTCGCTGGCGTACCTTTGTCCGGTTCCAAATACTTGTTCGCCAGCGAATGGCACGTACACTTTCGGTAACAAGGGGCGTATCGCCAAAAAGGAAATAGCAAACACCCTTAGACTCGATTCCAACGGGCTTATCATTCGCTATTCCCTTACTTCTGCCATTCGATCCACAGGTTCTTGAGCAGCAGCTTGGCCGCCAAGAGCATTCCGTGCCGATGACATCTGAGATCAGAGTAGTCAGGGTGTGCTGCCTTGAACTCCTGTTTCTTCGCGTCATAGCGCTTGCGGTAGGGGCCTTCGCGATTCCCCTTGACCAGGTTCTCCCCGATCAGGTATGCGATGGACCGCCGCCGGGGGCTATACCCAAAAGCTTCCCATTCCGACGCGGGAAGCTTCCCTTCCTTGCCGAACCGCCACGTCGAGCCCATCAGCGTCTTGTCCTCGAACGTCCAGGGGGCGCATCCCATCCGCCGCCAGACTTTGCCGGGATTGGCGTAGTTGGCGAAATCGCCGACCTCCCCGACGATGACGGCCAATGACGGCATGCCGAAGCCCCGCTGCTCAGGCAAGGCGACCCAGGCCGCGACGGGCAGCTTGGCAGCGAGTTTGCCCATCTCCTTTTCCAGGGACTTCTGCATCACGTCGAAGGCGTCAATGCCGATCAGCGTGGTCTTGACGACCCCGCTGAAGGGAGAGGAAATCTCGTCGTTGGCGATCTGCTTGATGACGGCGGACGCCTCCTGGAACTTTTTCAGGCGGTCCTTCTCGGCCATTGAGCTGGAGTAGCCCAGCGTGCCGGCGACGACGGACTGGAGTCTGTTGGCCTGCATGATCCGGCTCTTGATGATCACAGAACGCTGCCGCTGAAGAGCTTGCAATTCAGGAACGGCGGAGATCAGACGACGGCTCGGTAACACACTGGTAGTCGTCTCCGTCGCCCCAGGTTCCGCAGCGGCGGGCAACCCTTGACTCGGTTGCATATAGCCATTCGTTCCCGCCGTTGTCGTTTCCAATGTCTCACGCATAAACTGCCTCCGGTTAAAGGATGATGCGGGCAGTCTCCTAAACGGTTGCATCCAGCCACCCGCCCGCGAAATGGAACCTCAAAGAAAACGGCAACCTTTCACTCGTATTCATGGGGCGTGTCGCCGCGCTCTTTCTCATTATCGCCAGGCACTCATTGAATCGTTTTCATCGCGTCATTCGCCCGGCGATTACCGCAAAAAATGGGCATTACCACTATCGGTTTCAAGGAAAGTGTCGCCCATTGACTCAAACATGAGGCAAAGCCTTTGTCGGTTTCACAGCCCTATTCGCCGCAAGCCCAAGAAACTTTGCCCGCCGTGCTCCATCGATTGAGGAATACCGCCCCTTTCGGAACGGGATGAGTTGAATGGGCCACGGACGGGCAAATTCTATGGGGCACCGCTCTTTTCGGTCGCACGCTGGCCATCGCCCTAAAAGCATCAGGCACACCACTTCTCGATTGCAAAACCCAGGCCGCCCAATATGTCAATGGGGCAATAGGACTTTCGATTTCACACCGAGTATCGCCCCAAAAGCCCAGAAATATCATTGGCTTACTCGATTGCAACATCATGATGGATGTTCCTGGGCCTCACGCCGCCTTGCCCACTTCTTTCCTCACCTGGGCGAAGATACTTTGCAATTCGCCTTCGCTGATTACCTCCCTGACCGGCTTGGAAGTCGGAACCCTCGCGGCCAATGTCTCGCACAGCCTGGCATTGAACAGATGCCCGTCGGATACGCTGCGCTCCATCTCGGCGATCTTCCGCAGGTCCTTGCCGCACAATAGGCCAAGCTGCGTGCCCCCGATAAAATAATCGTAAACAGAGCGGAAGGCCCGGCCCACGGCCTCGGATTCTGCCGGAACAACCTTCGGGATGCCCACCCTGGCGTAATAGCCAACATCCCGCTTCATCTGAACATTGGCAGCGTGCCTGGCATTGTAAACCAACCCACGAATGGCGTCCTGAATAAGCGAACTGATCAGATCATCGAATTCTGGCATTGCTCGAATTTCTTGCTCGGCTTGGTTTACAGCAGCCTCGATATCGCCCCCGTGATCAAGGGCCGCTTTTTGGGCGGCATCAAGAACTTCTTGCGGCATTTTCATTGAATGCCTCCCAAAAGAAGGCGTTGCAATTTCATAGTCGGTTTCATAGTCATAATCGCAACGCCTTCACGATCCTATTATCGGAGAAAGGGAAGCATAACCATCGGTCGGCTTCACGTCATCACCCGCTCCCCATTTCCCGAAATGCCGCAACGCACCATACCGATCACAACAAGGAGATCGCGGCAAATCTGTACGGCCACACTCGGTTTCATATCCGGTTTCGCGAATAGGCCCAGCACTATCCTCTACGGTAACAACAACTCAATCGCCGGGCCTTCCCCCTTACATGCTATTATAGGTATCCAAACCCCGGAAGTAAAGGACATGAAAAGAAAAAGGGCCGAACGGCAACCCTGCCGAATCGGCCCAGATCGCCCAGGCGGACGACCGTTCCCTTACCGCTATGTCCCCACACGTATTCAGAACTCCAATCGCGGCAAGAACAAAAATCCGCCACATGCTCCCACTCGTTAGCAAATCTTCTATCGCGGCGGAAAAATTCAAAGGGCATTGCAGTCGCAACGCTCCTTTTTTCTACGGCTGCTCGACCGGCGTGCCCACGTCGATATCCAGCGTGGTGGCGGCCCCGGCGTTGATCAGGACGTCGATGGTCTTGGCGGCGACGGTGGACCCGTCGGCCCCGACCAACTTCACGGTTACGTTGCATTCGCCCAACGGCCCAGCGGCAGCGACTACGCACGACATGCCGTCGGCCGAGGGCGTGACGCTGAGGAGCGCTGGATTGTCGGTCAGATACACGACAGAGCCGGGTGGAAGGGGCGTCGGGTTGTTCTTCTTGTCCTTAGCGCCCTTGACGGTGATGGGAAACTGCTGAGAATCGGGAAGCACGATGTCGGCCACGAATTCGTCTCCTTGGTGCTTGAACGCCCCTCCCCAATGCCGGCACCTTGCCAGGATTGACGGAACAGGCTGGGTTTGCTCTGTAAAGGGTCCTACGGTGATAGATAGGCAGATTCGCCTCTTGCCACGAAGCCAGTCCCAGAAATCGCTGAGGCAATTCATCGGGCCACCTCACTTGAGATTGGCATTGGCTTCCTTGGCGTCAGGCTCGGATAGGACGGTCGGCGGCTTGGCCTTGGCCAGGGCAGGGAACTCAATGATGTCCTTGCCGTCCTTGGACCTAATGATGCATTGACCGATCTCGGTCTCGGCGTTCTGGCCTTTCAGGGACATGATAACGTCGAAGATTGTCACTCGGATTCCTCCTTTGAAAACGGGTCACGATACGAAATGGCTGCTTACAGACGGCTTTTGCCCCAACCAACGTAGCACTATTCCTGCAAGCAGCCGGGCATGGCCAGATTGTTAGGGACCTGCCATACCCAATGATCCAAGGGCGTCGGCACCTCGGATGTCGATTGCAATCGGACATTCGCCAAAACGCCCTTGGATTTCTCTTGCTACACGGTCGGCGGGGCGGGATCGGCAGTGACCGTCCATCCCAAGTCCGACATCAGGCTCGCCACGAACGGCACCCCCTGGGCGTCCCAGGAGCCGCGAATCTTCTCGATGAGCGGATCGACCAGCGTCGTCGCCAGCCAGCCCTGGCCCAAGCGATCCTCCAGCCAGGTGAAGGCTGCGTCGCCCACTGCCTGAATCTGACCTTGGGAATCCGACGCCGAGCCCGGAACCGCGAGCTTTTTGCCATCCATACGAATATCTCCTTTGGAATTGATGGGCGATTAGTGGGTAAATGTAGGCACCTTAAGGTTCGATTTCAAAGAGATTCTCGCCTACGCTAATTATTATAGGAAAACAAAAATCCTCCCAGGATGCGACCCCTTTAATCGGCTTCAGCTTTACATTCGCATCCTAGGATTTTTCTACCCACACCCGCCGCATGGCGCGGCCGGCATGGCCTGGGCATCTGCCATCATCTTCAATAGCTGGGGCGTGAGCGTGACCTCGATATCCTTGCCGCAAGCCGCCATGTGCTCGGCATTGGGCGGGATGAGCGAGCAGAACAGCGCGGCGGCCGGCTGCCATTTGGCCGGCAGGCTACCGATCTGACTGCACAAGCCCCGCAGGATAGGCAGGAGCCAGGGCGGGATCGAGAGCGTCTGGGCCTGGGCAGCCGATCCGGTGACCGTGAGGGCAGGAATCTTCACCAGCGGCATGCCGAACAGGTAGCCGACCTGGTCGGGAATGTTGACCGTAAACGTCTGCGGGGCGGGCGTCGGTGTGGGCGTGGGGACAGGCACGGGAACGGGAACGGGAACCGGCGTAGGGTTATTGAGTGGGTAGGGCGGGAGCGGGGCGTTGAACGGATTGTCACCATTGATCTGGCCTACAGCATGAACGGCCGCCTTGAAATCGGCGAACGCAGTAGTCTTGGACGTCAGGGCCGCGTAGTTGGAGGAAAGGACGCCCGTCGGCTCCCCGGCCTGGACAATCTTGTCCACAGTGAAGCCCATCTTGGTCATCCACCAAAGGTAGAGGACGCCGCAGCCGATGGAGGGGTAATCGCCATCCGTACCCTGATCGCGGCTGATCCAATCCGTGCCGTCCCAGGATGGGCCGGAAGCGTAATCCCGCAAGGCCCCGTTGGGGCCGCCGGAGACGATCTCGGCAAGGAACCGGCTGAGGGATTCGCCGCCGCTGCCGCCGCAGTTCCAGCCGCGATTCTGAAGGCCCATGTAAGACTCGGTGACCTCGGCCATGATAAGGCCGAAGGTGGTCTGGTCGCCCTCGACGTCCTCATACCAGTCGCCGCCATCGCTGAAAGAACAGCCATAGTGGTACGCCCCGCCGCCGGTATCGGCGATGATGACGTTGCCGCCCTGGCCCCGGACGCCGAAGGCCCAATCGCAATACGCCATCAAGTCGTCAATCCTCGCCAGGGCATACTTGGCGGCGGAAAGGCCAGTGGCTCCTGTCGCGGGATCATAGTAAATCGTGACGGGCCTGCCGTCGCTTCCTTTCCAGCTGGACGTCCCGACCAAACTCGTCGGGTAATCAAATCCGCTGGCGGACTTCGCCTTGACCGCCATCTTCTGGCCTTTCTTGAGCATCACTCGCATGCGGGTTCTCCTTGGATTTAGGAAGTAAAACGTATATTACTTAGAAGCCTTTTTGACCAATTCACTGATTTCAAGCAAGGGGTTTTCCTCCTCATACATTTGCCAGATCGTCTCGAACGTCCAAACTACCGGGTAGCCGAACAGGTACGCCCCTTCGTCTTTCTTGAACCATCCGTTCTTATGGTGCTCCGCATACCCGGCGGCCATCAGCAATTCCTTCTTTCGCTCGTCGGTCATTTCCCCTGCTCCTTGTCCTTGACCGTTTCGAGGTGCCTTACGGCCTCCATGACCAGCCGCTCGATCTTGGGCTTGGTGTTCGCCATCGTCTCCGGGGCGTCGCTCTCGGATGTCGTCAATGATTCCAGCCAGGAGAGCATGGCCCCGTAAAGGTATAGTACGGTTTTCTCATTGGCAGTCTTCGACTTCTCGATGAGGTCCTTGATCTCCCCTTCGGCGTCTGGGAGCTCCTTGAGCATGCCGGCGGACACGAAGGAGCCCAGCCACGAGGACATCCTGCCCAGATGATACAAGGTCATGGGATTCAAATCGGCTCCTGGTTCAGAAAGGGATATCGTCCTTGTCGGTTTCAGAAAGGGATATCGTCCTTGTCGGTTTCCCTGAGCAATTTCTTCATCTCGATGAAGCAATCGTCCACGTAGATCAGTTTCTGCAATTCCCCCTTGAGGGCTTGCTCCAGATCGTTCAGGGCGGAATATTTATTCCTGGCGGCGTTCACCTGCTGCTGAAATTCCTGCTGCTTCTCCAATGTCTTCTGCCGCTCGAATATGCAAATCCGCAACCGCTCGACAACATCGAGGATTCGCTTGGAATTGTCGTCAAGCAACGCCATATTGACCATGCGCTCAGTTACAGTTATCGGCATATCGATAACAACCTTTCCATTGCCGCTCAAAATATTTGTATTCATTTCGCATGCCATAATTTGGATGCCAGTGGGCCTTTCCGCTCTTCCTTGGGCATCCCCAATTCCCATTTGCGGACCATTTCATCCATCGCTCTATCCACGTCCATGACCCCGTCTTCCTTGAGTCGTGCCTTCAGGCTATTGACATGATCCTTGAACCCCGGCGAGCAGGCACTGCATACGCCCAGCCCCTCGTGGGCCAATCTGTAGATGGTTCCCAAATGACCGCTATCATCCGCTTGCTGCAAGGCGATCCCCTCTATTATCGCCAGGGCCGTCGCCAAGCGTATTTCCAGGTCAGTCACTCTTCGCACGCTTTCTCGACCAATTCCTCAATGTCCCGTAAAGGGTCGCGAGGGATGTATCCCATCTCTTCCATTTTCCTCTTCATCATCTTGAGGAATTGCTCCTTGCTAATGGCCTTCATGTCCAACATGGCGTTCGCGGTTTGCATCAGGGTGGCCAATTCATCCATATTGTATTGATCAGTCTTCACATGCCCTATCCACGAGGTTCTTGATGTCTTCCAAAGGATCCTTCGGGCTGAATAACTGGGCAAATGCCAATTCAAATTCAGCCTGTTTCCCAGCTTCTAAATTCCTATCAAGCATAAGAAGGTAGACATCCCCGGCCTGGACCAAACCACATATCATATTCACGTAAACCATGCTGCTATCCAGCTTTTCCAATCCCCGACATGCTGCGAATGTGTTTATGATGGCCCCAAAAATATTGATGCAAATAATTGTAGTGTTCATGGCTACCATACACGGAGTCGCTGCATGCCTCTTTCACCAAAGAAGAGTGCCAAAGCCACTGCCATGACGAGATCGTCGTGCGCCTGCCCCTCGGCCCCGGCGGTCTCGTTGGCGGCCTTGGTGATTCGGATCTTAAATTCCCGCAATTCCTGGAGCAGCAATTCGACCTCCGGGATGCCCGCCGCGAAGCCCAGCCTCCCGGTCTCCAACATCACCGTCAATAGCCCGACCAATTCCATCTTGGGGACGTGGAAGCCCTTCGGCTCCTCGGTCACGGCCTTGCCGCCGGTGATGAGGATGGGCACGATCCTGATGCCCAAGCGAGCCCGCTGGAACATCTCCACGACCGGCTCGCCAACGCCACCCCAGTCTACGACCAGGACCGATTTCCCCTCTACTATTATAGGATGCTGGCAAAGCCTCTTGACGTACTTCACAATGTCAATGTAATCCGTGCCCAGGGGGAATTGCCTTAGCGCCCTGCCCTTGTAGTTGCGGACGAAATCCTTGGGCTTGTCCGTGGGCTCGGCTGGCGTCATGCCGTCATCGAAGGCCACCTCCCCAGCCCGGTAGGGATTAAGCTTGGAGGTAAGGTCGCCGCCTTGGGGCTTCTTGTCCCAGGGATTTTCAATGGGCTTGAGGTCAACCAGGGCGTGACCGCCTTCCTTAAGCCTTATCGTGGCCAGGTACTGCTGGCAGTTCTTGCAGCTGCACGGAGATTCCTTCATTCCGCCTGGGTTCTCTTCCTCGATAAATCGCTTGGTGACAAGGCAACGGACTTTTGAGATGGGCTCAGCAACTGGCTCTAAGGGCATATCGACGCGCTCAATAAACGCGAGCGCTGCGAAATCTGATCTTTTTCCGAGGTCCAAGCCAAGGATATTCATTTGCACGCCTCATCGACAAGGTCCGCGATATCCTCCAGCGGATCGTCAACCAGCCCAGCCATGAGCCATTCCTTATTGTATTCGTTGCTGGCCCTAGTCGCCTCGTCGTAGGAGATATCGACGCAATTGAATACGGCCATCTGGAACTCATAAGGAGTTCCGTGCTTTTCCTTCAATTTTCGTTGCGCCCTATTCATTGGTCCGCCCTTTCGACCAGGTTCCCGATCTCATATAGCTTGTCCTGCTCCAGCATCTCCTCGTAGACCTTGTGCAATTCGGACATCCGCCTGCCGAAATCATACCAGGCCGTGACATTGATGTCGATGCGGCATAAACTTATTCCCGGCTGAACAATGTGCAATTCCTCAGATTCGACCAGGAACCTGAATACATCCCTTTCGTGGATATGCTCCATCCCAACGATCTTAAACTTCCCCGGATCCAGGGCCTTGCCGTCGTATTCATATTCCACGCTCAAATGGCACGCAACCCAATCATGGCGGAACAGGTAGGGCATGTACTCCCTGGGGATCTCCAAATACGCCATCCGCTTCTCGTGTTTATTGTCATCCAGCATCTCGATTAGCATGAATCGCCCTCGCAAGCGTCCTCGACCAGGGCCTTGACGTCTTTCAAGGGGTCGTCGCTGATCTCCACGTACTTCTCGACGGTATAGGACATCACATCACCAACCTTCCATTGGAACGAAAGGCTCCTCACGTTCATCCGCTCCTCGCCGAGCAGTCGCAAGATCTTGCGGATGACCTCCCGGCCTTTCGCAGAATTGCTTGCTAGAATCGTAGACATAAGCATTACCCAATGAAAGGGAAGGGCTCTGGATCGTCCTTGCACGCTTCCCCGACCAATCTCCTGATGTCCTCCAGGGGATCCTCGTCTTCGCCCAGCTCGTCTGAATATGCCTCGATCCTGGTTATGACATTTGTGTGCTCGACGCTCCTTACGATCATCTTGGCGTTTACCTTCCCTGAAATAGCGATACGATCTCCCACCCTAAAAGTAGGCAGGTGAATTTCGTCAATGACGATAACGGCTTCGAGCTGGGCGGGGCCTAGGACCTTTCCTTTGGTGCCATCCCTGTACTCGATATCAATGAGCTCCGTCCTATCGGCAATATCGAAGCGGATCACGGGCAAGCCGTTCACGAAAATGCCGGAAGGCCCGCAAAATGTCGTGGGCATATCAGACGCTCTTTTCCGCCTTGGGCTTGTCTTCCGTAGCCCCGCACTCCCTGACGACGGACATCATCGCCATGCCGTTGGGCATCGTCTTGGCGGCGGTCTCGTAGCCGCAGGCGTAGATCGACCAGCCGTTATTGGCCCAGCCGGTGCAGATGCTGCCGCATTTCGGGCACTTTTCGCTTTCCATGCTAACTCTCCTTGTCTGGTTTGAGGTTATCTTCGCAAGCCTTGTCGATCAATTTCCTGATGTCGTGTAGCGGATCCTCGTTCTTGCACAGGGCGTATACCCTCTTATCGATGCCGACCTCGTAGCCGCACTTGAATTTCCGCCAGCCGTTGCTGGCCCACGCTTCGCTACCAGCTCCGCATTTTGGGCATTGCATTATTCGCACGCTTTCTCGACCAGGTCGGCGATGTCCTGGAGTGGCCCGCGATGCTCGAATGCCAAAACAATCTCCCAGGAATCGGGCTGCCCGTCGAAATACGCCCCATTGCTGCTCTTGAGGTTGTTGCCAAACGGCCTCACCGACACGATCTTGGACACCTGGAAATCATCCAATAGCGGGTGCTTGGCCGTGAGGCAATACCGGACGGCCCTATTGATATCGCAATTCCCTGGAACGCGAATCATCATGTTGAGCAGGTCGATCCGGTCCGTCCAGCATTGCGTCCATATGAACGGGGCATTTTTCATTTGCACGCCTCCTCTACCAGGGACTTGATATTCCGCAAGGGATCCTCATAATCGGGAAGCCACGCCAATTCGCCCCTGACCAGCTCGAACCAATAGACCATATTCTCGTCGTCTTCCTCTTCCGCCCGTTTCATGGCTGTCTCGACAGCCACCTTGGCGTATTCCATGCCGAGGCCCCTTACGAGGTCCTTGGCCTTGAGCCATGCTTTTTTGTCGTAACGGTAGGGCAGGTCAATATCGGACTGTCTTATTTTCCTGCTCATACATCCACCCGATCATTCGCCGAGATGATCACCGGCTTTGGCCAGGTCGATTCATCGAAGAGGTCGAACGCATCGATGTCGTCCCGGACCGACTGGGCGATGGCCCATTCCGGGAACATCTGGCCGACAGCGTCCTCGAACGAGCAGCAGAACTCTTGCTTGTAAACCCGCTCGCCCTTCGCCTTCCGTTCATTATCGAGGAATTCCTTGGTCAGCCGGGGGCATTGGTCAGCAGTTATCTGGACTTTCTTCCAATCCTTCCCCTTGATCCATTGGTTATAGAACCAACCACGCTTCCCGAACGGCGTGGACAATACGATCTTCCTGCCGTGGGATACTGCGAGCATGGGGGTCACCGCGTCGTATAAAGCATCAAGTACACGGGAAGCCTCGTCGATGACCAGCAATCCCACGGAGGAGTACGAGCGGATGTTACCCTCATTCTTTCCGGGTAGGGCCACGATACGCGATCCATTGCTAAACTCCTTGGAAAACTCGTTGTTCTTGGTGATGGTAATAGCGGGGGCCTTTTCCTGGCTGTCCCCCATCCTGAAGGGGCGGTTGAGCCACGGCTCCAGGAACGGCATGATCTTGGTCTTGAGCAATTCGATGGATTGGCGGTCGGTAGGGCTCAGGACCAGGATAAGGCAAGGGGCCTCGCACAATATGGCCTTGCTGACGACGGACGCCGTGAGCTCCGATTTGCCGATCTGCCTTGATGCGCACAGGAAAAGGTTCTGGCGGGAATGGAGGCATTCCATCTGCCAAGGATCCGGCTGCATATCCCTCTTGTGGAAGAGCCGCTCTGGGTACTTCCAGAGATAGTCGGTCTCGATCAGCCGATTCTGGCGGGCGCGCTCGGCCAGCGCCACGGCCCATCCCGGTACTCTTGGCATGTCGCTCATAAAGTCCATTTTACTTTGGCGGAGGGCGATTGTAAAGAAAATTATCCACACGCCTCTTCGACAAGCCGCTTGATGTCGCGGAGCGGGTCCGGATAGTCCATTGCAAGCCTGTCCATGCAGACCTTCGGCGTGGCGGTATCCGCCCGGCCAATAGATGCAAATGACGTCTTCGTTACGCAATAGATGCAAATGACGTCTTCGTTACGGTCGCCTTCCAAAGCATGTCGCCCATCCTGGAGATCAAAATAAACGGTTCAAGGGAAACGCAAACCGCGTCAGCGTAGTAGGCTGCCCCGCTTCGCAGCATATGCACTGGCGAAAGTGGACTCACAATGTCGCCCACGCGAATGCTCATTTACATGCCTCCTTGACCAAAGCAGTTAACTCCCGGAACGGATCCGGGTATTCCTTATCGAACTTCTCCATGCACCGATGCATGGTTTCCTGATCGGCCCTGCCCGTAACCATGAACATCATGGGATAAACCGACCATTTCCAAATCAAGCACCCGTCTTCGGAAGCCAGGACGAATGGGTCTGTCGATACGCATACGGCCTGATAGTAGGATTTAAGCGGTTCGCGGGCCACCGCCCCTGCCCATAGCTGTTGCGGCATGATCGGGCTCACGATATCGCCTACGCTAATCATTCGCACGCCCTCTCGACAAGCCGTTTGACATCAAAAAACGGGTCGACGGCCTCGGTATTGCTCTCCAGCCAAGGGGCTCGTATAATACCCTCCTCAACCATCAACGCCAGCCCCTTCAAGTAATCACATTCGCCGACCACGATTCCCACATTCCCCACCTTATGCCTCACCTTCGTGCCGATGGGGTATTTCATTTGCAAGCCTCCTTCACCAGCTCCTCGACCTCCCACAAGGGGTTGTCGTACTTGCACGGGATGTCGATCTCGGTTTCAAACATCATATCATTGCCCATTCCAATCACTGTGCCGAAAGTCTCCATCAGTATCCATAGCTGCCATTCGCTCCAGCCGTCGGCGTCTTCCTTCGGCGGATGGTATTCCCTATCCGGCTGGTCGATGGACTCCCAGAAATCCTTCCAGTATTTCCTGTGCCATTCCTTGCCTTCCTTGGTCAACCTGACCCGGACATTATTATTGATGTTGAACTTCATTGATCGGCCCTGTGAACGAGGTTCACCATATCTCGTAAGGGGTCGTTTTCAGCAAGCCTGCCGATGAAATCCCTCACCAAGAACCTGAAATCGGCGTTGCTCCTCAGCAGCTCGTAATCAGCATCATCCAGGCCCGGCGGCTTTTTCCCCACTTGCTCCAGTAATAAAGCCGCCCCTTCGTAGCCATAATGGCCTATCAGCCCATTGGCGAATTTGTTCGCCTTGTCCATGAGCAGGATGAAAACGTCAATTTCCTCCTTGAACTTCTCCATCGCTATTCCTCGCACGCCTTATGCGTGAGGTCCGCGATATCCACCAAGTCGCCCATCTCGTCGATCATCGCTTTGATTTCCCTGGCGACCATCCGCATTTCCCGCTGCCGATGCCAATCCAAACCGCCCTGGCGTATTTGATCATAAGCCAGCTCCAGGGCCTTCCGGTATCCATGAACATTCACCAACAACATGGCACGCCGCTTGACTTTGGCCTTCACGTAGCCGGCGTCATTCTCGAATATGCTCTTCGCCATCGGACAGCCCCATTTTAGCCATCATATCTATTATCGGCCGCAGCGGGTCTTCCCGGTAATCATCCAGGGCATGCTGAACGAGGCAAAGGTGGTTGTGCCGCTCGTCGAATTCCTTCTTCCCGTCCAGAACCTCCCGCTCCCTGACAATGTCAGCGACAGCCCCTTCGTACCCGTACATCACGTATCGCCTATACGCCTCGGCCCGGATCGCCTTTAGCTGCTTGGCCATGTTTTCGTAAAGCAGCCTGTGCATTTCATTCTGATCGAACGCCTTGCTTTTGAGATGACCCAGAACATCTTGTTCCAATCCCATAGCTATTCCTCGCATGCCTTTTCAACAAGCTGCCTGATATCGAACAGCTGATCCTTAATAACACGATGCGGAAAATCTTCGATCCTCATTGAGTCAATCGGACCTGACTTGTAGAAGCTCGGCCAGTACACGCGGCCATCCGTGATATGCGTGACGGTTATCGTATGGAGCTTACCGTGGTAATCCTTCAGCACATACTGCCCGCCGACCCTGATGTTCATCGCTATTCCTTGCATGCCGCGTCGACCAGGTTCCTGATGTCCTCAAGCGGGTCTTCCGGCTTGATATCCTGCCGGTAATGGACAGTCACAATAAACGAGCCGTCCGGGTTCAGCGTCCGCTCCATCCTCTCGATCCTGAACGTGGGCCACTCATCAATCTCACGCAGGTTCATCGTCCCCTCCGAACGCCCCCATGACCCGAAGGATGGCCTCGGCCTCGTAATCGGCATCCTTCAGTAGCTGGGCCAGGAAAGTATGGGGCTTTTCCTTGAGCCGTTTCTCGACAATAGAGGTGATAATAGTGATGGCATTGGAAGACAATTTCACTGCCGTGGATTCGGTTTCCTGCCATTCTTTGACTGTGCTAATAATCCCCTCCAGCTCCCTCTTGACGGCCAATGCGACCGCCAATTGGATGAATTCCTCGTCGCCTATTAGCACGGCCTTGTCGGATTGGTTGACGATGCTGACGCCGTCTTCGCTGTAGCCGTCCTTTGGCAGGACCCTGACGATCTCAGATTCTGGCAGCTTATGGGATTTCTCTTTGGTTGCCTTATCGGGAATGCCCACCAAGACACCGCATTTTTGGCATCGAAAGACCCGCTGCAATAGCCCTACCCGGTCGTAGGCCATCGTCATTTCAACCCAGTCGTGATCCGGGGCGTCTGGACATGGGAGTATAATCGGCTGTGATACTGAACCGCTGGTTCCTATCACTCCGTAATCCGTCGGATTGGATGTCCAAGGAGGCGATGTCGTCCTCTTTATTGGAAGATTCCAGGGGGATGTTGTCGTTCCCGTTACTGGAATCCAGGGATTGATGTAATCGCCCGATGACATGGCTATTCTCCCTCGCACGCTTTCTCGACCAGGTCGGCGATGTCCTGGAGCGGATCCCTTTCAGGCTCCGGCTCCTCGAATTGGTCGTCGTACCATTCGTAATCGGCATCGTAATTACCCCTGCAATCGACGCACATGACATTTGCGTTGCCGACGATCAACAGCTTTCCGCATCGGCTGCAAGTGTCAAGATCCGGGTAGCTGTTCTTCATCGCATGCCCTTTCCACCAATTCCCTGATTTCCAGCAAGGGATCCGGTTTAGCGTTCCCTTTATCAATCCAGCATTCCCAACAAAGATTGTCGTCATGCCGATCCTTAATGGGGATCTTCTTGTCGCACATCCAGCATTTACTCTTCCGTATCCTTTTGCTTGGGGATGTCTTCCTCCGGCCATTCCTCGTCATGGGCCTCCTCCTGTTCCGTAGCTGGTATTATATTGACCTCGTCGGGGCTTACGGGCAATACACCGTTGGTGATGATCTTGCCATTCTCCCTGTCAATCAGCTTGTCCATCTCCAATATGCCCACGAATACGGTGCGGATGATGTCCTTGACGTCGTTGGGATGGCTCGATACCGGGACCAATTGCTGGCCGTCCGGGGTCGTGTTGGAATTCTTGTTGACGATCATCCCCTCGATCTGCATCCTCTGCTGCCTCAGCTTGATGATGACGTCCATCCATCGCGGGTCGCCGGGGGCGTGGCCCTCGACGTACTTGTTCTCCTCGACGGTGGTCAGGTTCCCCTTCTTGCCCTTGGATTTCCCGGTGAGCAGCTTCTTCCTGTGGATCTTCTCGGAATCCTGCTTGGAAAGGTAGTAGGCGTGGTAGGCTTCCCTCAATTGCAGGTCGATGGAGGCCAATTCCTTCCTCACCTTGGTATCGAAAGAATCGATGGCCTGCTCTTTCCATTCTGCCTGGACCTTGCGGAGGTCGGTCCATATCTGCACGTTGGACAGGGTGTAGGGGCGGATGGAGGCGATGTGGTCGGCTATCATCTGGAGGGTATGGCCCTTGAGGTGCAACTCCATCTCGATGGCCAGGTCGAGACGTCGCTGGTCCTTGGACCGCTTGGCCTGGGTGCCCCCTGCTGTTCCTTTCATCCCCTTCGGCGGCATGGCTTGTTCCATCCGTGTAGTTAAATTGGCGGGAAGGTTAATCAGATAATGAATCCGGCTAACGGCGTCTGGCCGGTCAATTGCATGCCTCTTCCACGAGCTTGGCGATGTCGTCCAGCGGATCCCTGACGCCGATCAATTTCCTGAATTCCCTCATGGGAAGCCATTCTTTCTTACCCGTAGCCCAATGACCCCTCCTGAAGCTGACAATCCCCTTCTTGTTCACGCCCATCACCGTCACTCTGTCCCACGCCGTCCTGCCGTCCGGCATTTCGACAGCAATGGTGAATGCATCACCCTGCATCAAAGTCATGATTGGCATGCCCCCTCCACCAACAGGGCGATGTCGAATAATGGATCCTTCTCCAGCTCCATTTTTTCAGCAAGCGCCCCGGTGTAGGCATTGTACACGTTCTCGCCGCCGTTGCCGTAGCGGATTCTATACGAGCCGGACTCGACATTCATCCAGATTACTGTGCGGGGCGTATCGTCGTTGCTCACCTTGAATGGGGGCTTGGGATATCCCCTGCCTTCCTTCGCCAACCTGAATACGTCCGCCAATGTCATGATTCGCACGCCTCCAGCACCAGGTCTCTGATGTCCTTGAGCGGGTCCTCGACCAGGTCGAATAGGCAAAGGCCGCTCAAATCGAATACGTTCTCGGAACGCTCGTGGCGGTAGCGGACCTTGAATTTCCTTTTGATAAGATCAACCTCGATGACCTCACGGCCGTCGCATTGATCGTTCTGCATATTGGGGAATATGCGGCGGATCGCCAGCGGCAATCTGGGCATGGGTCTTTTGCCATTCTCGACGTCATTGAACAGCTTCTGGAGGTCGTTCATCGGTAGGCCCTCTCGACAAGGTCCTTGATGTCGGCCAACGGGTCCCATCCGCCGACCTTTAGTGAAACCACTTCGGCCGATTCCAGCTTCTCGAAATAGCCCTTCCACGGCTCCCAGCCGACATAAGTCCCATCCTCGATGGTCTTCCTTATGGATTCGGCGGAGCCCTCGCTATCGTAAACGCCCACAATATGCCACGCCCCGGTCGTGCTCCCGAAAGTCCCGCCGGTCCTGTAGCGGACCAGGACGACGTGAATCATAGGGCATGCGTCGAAATCGATCTGCACCTGCTCCCTTTGAAGGCCGGGCATCTCGGAAACGTCTTTCTGGCATGCCACCAGCTCGAAGTCGATGACCTCATCCTCGTGGCTCGGCCACGGATCGTCCTCCTGCCCGGCGCATATCTCCCCGCCGGAGCGCGATTCCCGGTAGAACAGATTCAGTGCGGCGACCATAATCAAAACTCCCGCAGCAGCGTCAGCGATTCCATCGCCTCGTCGTCGGCCTTCTTGTTCCTTATGGCCTCGTTGGGCGTTCGGCCTTTGCCGAGGAATTTCCATTTGCCGCCAACGCACGCCCAACCGTGATTGACGCAGCGCGGGATGGCCTCTGAATGGCGTATGGGAATAGCCCGGCCGCATTGGGAGCATTCGTACCAAGATCGGTTACACTTGGTCTTCTTCATGACCCTAATCCCTCGCCAGGGCTACCATATCCTTCAGCGTCCGGCGGGTCTCGGCGTCCTCGATATCCACGCCCTTGCCGACCAGTTCCCAATCGTGCAGCGATATGTCATGGGGAAACCCGTTCTTACTCCAATTGTCCCACATGCGCATATCCACGAACCCCTCATCCTTGGGCTTGAAGCAAATGCCCACCCACGTGCCGTTTTCGGAGACCTCGCCGCAATGCACGCATTTGTACCAATTGACAAGCTTCTTCCTGACCTTCATCCGTTCTCCTCATTGGCCCTATCCACCAGGTCCTTGATGTCGTCCAGGGGGTCGGCGTCCCGCGTCGGCAAGTCCACGTTCTGCGGGTCGAATACCTCCCCGTCCCTGAACTGGACGCCGTACTGGTAATGGCCGTAGTAACCGTCCATCCAGAAAGCGATCTCCCATTTGCCGGTCAGGGGATGCCTGGTCATTCGGTGGTAGCTGCTCATGACTAGCACGCACCTGCAATTCATGTGGATTCAGCCGCGATAACAAGGTTCAGGATGTCGTCAAGGGGGTCCGCCTCCCTGCATTCCTGGACCTGCCCGCCTACGACTTCCAAGCCGCTGGCAAACGTGAAAACCCATTCCCCGGCCCGCCACGACCACTCGCCCTCCTCCCACCTGCCGGTATTCGGGTTCTTGAAGACGATCATTTCACTTCTTCCGTTTCATGCCCTTGTACTTAGAGGGTCCTTCACACTTGAGCATCAGCACGTTCTTGCCGTTGACCTTGACCACTTTGTGCGGCCGGTACAAGTAGCCATCGACCTCATAGACCTGGGCCGTGTTGTGCTCATATTCCATCGAGTTGGCGGTCTCCTTGAACTTGCGGCCGTCCAGGGGGCCGCCGACCATCTCCACGTAATCGTGGGTCCTTGCGTCGCGATCCATACGTCGCCTCTCCAGCGTCTTGCAATGGTGCTGGACGTCATCCAGGAACCAGGTGTTTTGGTAAGTGATCATGCCGTAATTATACAGCCTATACTACCGAAAGTAAAGGGTTAGGGCGGCTCCTCGCACGCCTCCTCGACCAGTTCCTTGATCCCCCCCCCCCAAGCGGGTCGTCCTCGGCCCAAAAATAGCGGTAACATTCCCCGCACCTGTAAATGAATAAGCAGGGCCTCGTTGGATGGACTCCCTCGTACTTGGCAATATGCACCCTCTGCCGTTTGCCATCCCCTTTGCAAAGTGGGCATATCATTCGTACCGTTCCCCTTCCGGGCTGCCGGTATGGAACACCAGCATTTCTTCGAGCTTCCTCACCTTGGCCTTCTGGTGCCCCAAAGCCCCCTCAAGCTCCTTGATCCGTTCCGTCGCGTAATCTGCGTTGTAAGGGCAGCCGGAAAGCAAGGACGACGTGAACCTGTCGCAATTGGTCATCATCTTGTCCTTGCCCAGCAACGCCAACTGCTCCGGCGTGACCGTAATCCCTACCAGCTTGCCGAGCATTACGTAGACATCCATCCAGCAAACTGCGTCTGCCTGTTGCGTGACTACGGAAAGGACCGCTTCCCGCATCTTGTCGTATTCCTTGCCGATGTTGAGGTAATGCTGGAGGGAAACGGCAAGGCGGTCGGCAACGTCTGGCCGGCCCGGCCCGGCGGCTTTCTTATTGAGGAAATCCAGGAACTTCCGCAATTCGATCTCCTGCTCGCTCATGGCTGTTCCTCGCATGCCTTGTCGACCAATCTTTTGATATCGTGCAACAGATCAGGAAACTTCCCCAAGAGAAACGCCCAATAGCATCGCCCGCAATACCAGTTGCCATCGCTCCCTTTGGTCAGCGGATCCCCAATCTCTGAAGCCTTGAGCCCGCATCGCTTGCAAACGTCGGCAATGGTCATACCCTTTCCCCTTCCAAAAGAAACGTGACCTTCGCATAGGGGATCAGCATGACCCAGCGGCCGTCCGCGAGCATCAGGTCGAAACACTCGATGGGCCAATGCTTCCCCTCGACCAGGTAGGGGGAAATCATCCCCGAAAGCGTCATGCCGGGCTTGAGCGTTATCCTACCGGAATTGCCGAGCCTGAATTTGCCGCCTTTAGGGAACATGACCGTGTTGGCTCGCATCGGATTCCCTCCCGAAACTTTACTTTTCCGTTTCGGCAAACTAAACTAGGTTATAGCCGCCTGTTGCTATTATCGCAAATTGGGGCGGCGACCCGGCGACATTCCCAAAGAAAAGGAAAGCCATGAACAACGCGATGCTCTCCCTGATGGCCGTGCTCATGCCGGCCAACGTGGTCGATTTCACGAGGCCGGCGGCATGGGAATGCCCAGCCGGAGTGGGGGTGGTATACGTCGAGTGCTGGGGGGCCGGCGGAGCCACCGAAGGGCTGCCAACATCCCCGACGGGCGGAGGAGGGGGCGGGGCGTATGCCGCTGCCACGGTGATCGTAGTCCCCGGCAAGCTGTACGCCATCGGCAATTTCGCCGATTGGGTGCGGTTCGCGGACGGGAATGCCATCAGGGTGCTCGCCATGTCGGGAGGATACCTGGAATCCGGGATGCTCGGAGGGGCGAAAGGCGGCCAAGCGGCTGACTGCATTGGTACTGTCAAGTTCTCCGGCGGCACTGGCGGCAAGTCATTCATCACGCAAAGGGGCATGTGGGTCTGCGGGGGAGGGGGAGGGGGCGCTGGGCCGTCGGGTCCCGGCCTTGATGGGACCGATGGGATGTTGGGAACGCTAACTGCAGGGATCGGCGGGGCTGGATACGCCGGAGGGGGTTTCGGCGGCGTGCGGAACAAGGCACCATCGTGGGGCGACGCGGGGGCCTTCCCCAATGGGGGCAACGGC